TCATCACCATTTCAGTAGTCGTGGCCCGTACGAACGCGGGAGAAGTGAAAGTAGAGGCTTTCTGATCATTCTTCTCGACGGCGACGGAACCCACGAACTGGGTAGTGACGTCTGTCTTAGAGGTTTCTACTGCTACTACGTGTGGGAAGGTGTCAGTGGTGGTTGGGCCAGAGGGGCCGGATGCTGAGGGAGTGGCTCCGCCAGCGGTATTAGGATCGATTTGTAGAGATTGAGCTGTGTATCTAACCCGCAGCCATAACACAATTTGGCGCAGGTACGTCTTGGAGCACTGAAAAGTGCAAGATGGAATCGGCAACTGGAGACTGTAAGAACAGTCGCGCGAAACGCCTTCGCTTACGCGGGCAGGCAAGGCCCTGGATGTTTTACGTCGTCCCCGACGGGGGGGCGGGAAATTACATTCCCCGCCAGATGACAACGCGGCTGTCGTCAGTGACCTCGGCAAGAGCATCCTCCCAGATTGGGAGAGGATCGTAGGGATGCCGGAGGGAGATGAGGGAGGCGGCGCGAACGTGTTGGCGTCCACGCTCGTAGGCTTCACGACCCCAGAGTGCATACTCTCGGAGCGCACCGCGAAAGAGATCGCGATATTCTGCGTCGGTGGGATACCGACCGCCAGATTTGCGCATCCAACACATGAAGTCGATGATGGCGGATTCTTGAAGAGCGCCCAAGTAACGGCCGACTGATGGCTCGTAACGAAGCAGGCGCTTGAGAAAGATAGGCGGTTCAACGGGAAACGGCTCCGTGATGGGGGTTTTGTCCTCGCGTGTGACACGCATTCCGTAGCTGAGGGAGAAGTCGGAAAAGGTCTTTGCGTTGAGGACTTCTTGAACCGAGGAATGGACTGATGTGATGAAGTCGTCGCCGAGTGTCATAGACACAACACCACGGCGGTAAAATATGTCGAGGGTCTGGTCAATGTTCCGAAGCTTGAACTGAATGACGATGTAGGGCTTGACCACGGAGTACCAGGAATTAACTAGAGCTGTGAGGTAGCTCCCGCTGGGGTGGCCTGTGATCTTGATGTAGATGAAGCAGAACTTGCGGTT